CGCTCTCACGGCCTATGCCGTTATTTCTGCGGCTGTGGCCATTGCCAACGGCATCCATGCGGCATCTGAGGCAACCAAAGCGGCAGCGCAAGCCATGGCCACTGGCACCACCTTTGCGGAAACGGCGGCACAGTATGGGCTTAATGCGGCGCTGATGGCGTGCCCCATCACTTGGATTGTGCTGGGTGTGCTGGCCTTTATCGTGGCGCTTGTTGCCCTGTGCAACTGGATAGCCAAGACCACCGGCGCTGCACAAACGGGCTTTGGGGTCATCACGGGAGGCATCAATGTGGCCGTGCAAGCAGTCAAAATGGGCCTCACGGTGGCGGACCTGGCCGTGGTCAATTTTGGGATGCTAGTGGCAAACATCGGCCTGGGCATCTGGAGCGCTCTGGGGGCCGTGTGCTCCAACATCGGCACGGCTTTCCACAATGTTATTGCCAATGTGCAGGGCTGGTTTTATGGGCTCCTGTCCACGGCCTTGACCGTGGTGGAGGGCATCTGTGCGGCACTCAACAAGCTGCCCTTTGTAGAGTTTGATTTTTCCGGCATCACAGCCAAGGCGGATGAGTATGCCGCCAAGTCTGCGGAGGCCTATGGCAGCGTGGAGGACTATACCAGTGTTGCCGATGCTTTCAACAGCGGCATGAACACTTTTGATGCCTTTGGTGAGGGCTGGATGAGTGATAACTTCTCTGCGGGCTGGGCAACAGATGCTTTCCAAGCGGGAGCCGCCTGGGGTGACGGCGTGGCTGATAAAATCGGCGGAGCCTTTGACTTTGATCTTGGCACGCTTGACGGCTATGCCAATGATGCGGCGGGCTTGCCCGCTGATCTGGGCAGTATTGCCGGGGACACCGGGGACATTGCCGGGAGCGCCAAGGGCATTGCTGACAAGCTGGATGTGTCCACGGAGGTCCTGGAATATCTCAGGGACATTGCGGAGCGGGATGCAATCAACCGTTTCACCACGGCTGAGGTCAAGATCGACATGACCGGCATGACCAACCGCATTGAGGGTGAGGCTGATCTGGACGGCGTGCTCTCCACGCTCACGGACGGCTTTGCTGAGGCCCTTGTGGTGGCCGCTGAGGGGGTACACGCATGAGTTATCACTGCTATCTTGCGGGGGTGGAGTTTCCCACCCCCAGCAAGCTCACTGTAAAAATCAAAAACAAAAACAAAACGCTGGTGCTGCTCAATGAGGGAGAAATCAATTTCCTCCGCACTCCGGGGCTCACGGAAATCACCGTCCCCTTTGTGCTGCCCATGCTCACAGGGGGCCGCATCCCGGACTACTATCTGGGCACTTTGGAACGGCTCAAGGCATCCAAGGAAAAAACCCAGTTTATCATGGTGCGCTCCTCTCCGGCTGGCGGGCGGCTTTATGACACCAACATCCAGGTGAGCGTGGAGGACTACACCATCACGGAGGATGCCAAGAGCGGCCTGGATGTCAAAGTGGATGTCAACCTCAAGCAATGGAGAAACTACGGCACCAAAACGGTCACCGTGGAGGCTCCTGCATCCACAGACACACAGCAGACCCAGCAGCCCCAGCAAATTGTGACCGTGCAGCAGGAGCGTGATGAGAGCACGGCCCCCACAGCCAAGACCCACACCGTGCAGTCTGGTGACACCCTCTGGGCGATAGCAGCCAAGTATTATGGCTCTGGCGCACAGTACACCAAAATCTACCAGGCAAACACGGACAAAATAAGCAACCCCAATCTCATCTATGTGGGGCAGGTGCTCACCATCCCATGACCTATGAGCTTTTAATCCAGCACGGCTCAAATATCATGTTTCCGCCCACCGTGGAGGGTGTCACAGTGGAGTGGGAGCGTCAAGGGCAGCCGGGCAAGCTCACCTTTGAGGTGGTCAAGACCGTGGGCCTGAGCTTTCAAGAGGGGGACCCCTGCCGCTTTTCCGTGGATGGGGTGCCCGTTTTTTATGGCTTTGTCTTTGAAAAATCACGCAAAGGCAGCAGCCCCGATGTCATCAAATGCACGGTCTATGACCAGCTCTACTATTTCAAGAACAAGGACACCTATGTGTATGAGGGGAAAACCGCTGATGCCGTCATTAAGATGGTGGCGGAGGACTTCCAACTCCAGGTGGGCACCTTGGAGGGCACTGGGTACACCATCGGCAACCAAGTGGAGGAAAACAAAACGCTTTTTGACATCGTGCAAAACGCGCTGGACATCACTCTCAAGGCAACTGGCCAGATGTATGTGCTCTTTGATGACTGCGGCAAGCTGACCCTCAAAAACATCGGCAGCATGAAAATTGGAGTGCTCATTGATGAGGAAACTGCCGGTGATTATGACTATAAGAGCTCCATTTCCTCCCAGACTTATGACAAGATCAAGCTCACCTATGAGAACAAGGAAAAGGGCACCCGTGAGGTTTTCATTGCACAGGACGGCTCCAACATCAACCAGTGGGGCGTGCTCCAATACTTTGAAAAGCTGGACAGCACCGCCAATGCCAAAGCCATGGCGGATGCCCTCCTGGACCTCTACAACACCAAGACCAGGACGCTCAAGCTCAAAAATGTCCTTGGGGACATCCGGGTGAGAGGCGGCACCTTGCTGGTGGTCATGCTTGGCCTGGGTGACATCAATGTGTCCAACTACCTCATGGTGGAGCAGGTCAAGCACACTTTCTGTGATGAGCAGCATTTGATGGAGCTGAAAATGCGAGGTGGTACATTTGTCCCTTGATGTCACTGAACTTGTCCGCCTTGTGAAACAGGCGGCTGTGGATGCCGTCAACGCATCCAGCCCCATGCACCTGTGTTATGGCAGGGTGACATCCACCTCTCCCCTCAAGATCGAGGTTGACCAAAAGCTCATTTTAACGGATGCCCAGCTCATCCTCACCAACAATGTCCGGGACTACACGGTGGAGATGACCGTGGACCACACCACGGAGGAGGAGAGCGGCGGCAGCGGCTATGCTGCTTTTGCCGCCCACAGCCACAAGTATAAAGGGCGCAAGAGCTTTAGAGTGCACCTTGCCCTCAAGCAAGGTGAGCAGGTGGTCATGCTCCGCTGTGATGGAGGGCAAAAGTACATTGTCATAGACAGATGGGAGGCACCATAAATGGCAACATTACCCAATACTGGAGATGACCTTGACCTCATCACCCTGGCGCTGGACACCCAGCCCAGCTATACGCACAGGCTGGATATAGACCACAACAAAGTGGTGGGCATGACGGATGGGAAAGCGTAAACGGTAAATAAGTCGTACCGGCAAAAAATGCCGGCGGACAACTCCGCCGGCGAAGAGATTAGGTTGGCTTTATGCAGATGTCGGGCAGGTTCTCAGACCACGGCAGCAAATCATCAAGGTAAGTCTTGCGAGCATCCTTGTCCTCTATATGCTTGGGGATCTCTGTGAGGAGATATTTTAGATACTCGTAGGGCTTGAGATTGTTGGCCTTCGCCGTTTCAACTATGCTATAAACAATAGCACTGGCTTCCGCGCCTTTCACGGTGTCAATCATGTGCCAGTTGGAGCGTCCGACGCAGAACGGGCGGATCGCGCGCTCACTCGCCGAGTTGTCGATGGGGATCTCACCGTTGCCAAGGAACGCTTTCAGATACCGTTCCTGGTGGATGCTGTAATTAAGACCATCTTTGGTTTTCTGGCTTATGACAGAATCCTGGTCAATCTCTTTTGCCCACGCAAAGTACGCCTCCACCAGTGGCTTTGAGTGCTCTTGGCGGCGGCTCCGGCGCTCCTCAGCAGAAAGATTTTTCCAATCCTCCTCCAATGCATATATGGAGGCGATGCGTTCCAGCGCCTGGTATGCTATTGTCTTTTTAATGCGCTGCTTGCCGGGACCGCCCTTCTGCTTCAGAGCTTTTACAGCGTCCGCAAAGTCTCTGCGCGCGTGCGCCCAGCAATGCGCTATTTGGATGTCGTCCCGTCGTCGGTCAAGAGCATGGTAGCCGCTGTAGGCGTCCGAAACAAGGATACCGGAATACCCTTGCAGGAATGCATCAAAGTGCTCAGACCCGCGCGTCTTCTGGTAGTCGTAGATAATAACTGCCTTGTCCTGATACAGCTCTCCGCTGCGGTAGACAAACATCCAGGACTTGCTGTGCCCCTCGCGCCCGTCCTTGTTCACAGGGCAAGTCGTTTCGTCTGCTTGAATCACAGGGAATTCAAGCAGTTCGCTGCGCAGCTTGTCACGGAATTCGGAAAGGTAGCGCAGGGCGCTTTGGTTCACCCAGTTTGCCATGGTGGGTTCCGAGATATTAACACCATTGCGCTGAAATTCCTGCCCGATACGGTACAGCGGCATCGCGTTCGTATACTTGGCGTTCATGATAGCCGCGACGAGGGACGGCGTAGCGATGCTGTGGTTGAAAAGCTCCACAGGATGAGGAGCGCGCGCAATTTCCGGTCCCTTCTTTGAGGCATAGACGGCGATGTGGTGCTCCACCACTTCCTTGGTGGCCGGATGGTACTCCAGCTTCCTGTAAATCTCATCAGGAAGGCGCTTCCAACCGTTAACACCAAATATGCTGTTAAGCTCGTCCTCGCTCAGCTCATGCAGTTCTTCGCGGCAAGGCAGCCCCTCAAGATCCTTATCCAGCTTTCCGCCGGGGCGCTTGGCCTTCTTGGCAACAACAGCGGCATCCTCTATTTCGGGCTCTGGCTGGTTGTCGTCGCACACAGCCTCAACTTCATTGAAAATATTCGTTTGCCCCAGGCAATCCAGCCGTTCCGTGCTGCGCCCGAAACGGTTTGCCTGCATGACGGCAAGCTGCTCCGTCAGGATATCATTCTGCTTTTGAAGCTGCACCATCAAGGCGACGACTTCCTCTTTTTGCAGACTATTCAGTTCTTCAATCGTGTACTGCTTCATCGCCTGTCAACTCCGCTTCAAGTTGCCCCAATTATACTATAAATCCCAGAAAAATGCCAATTTTCTTTTCACGGCGTTCGTCATATTGACTGTGGAAATATCAATGCTCCGGCAGGATACATTTTCACAGACGAGCTCATTTATAGGCACGGGAAGGCGGCTGGGCTGCGTATTGTGGATCTCATCGGCGCAAAGAAAGCGCCGCTTTCCACAATCGTGAAAGCAGCGCTTCGTACCGCTGTTATGTCGTATGAAAAATTCTGCGGTTTGCCTATATCAACACAGTTGCTTGGGGTTAGTTTGCCTTATGGTCGATACGATTGTCATGCCCTGCATCAGCCAGTCAAACTGCTCTTGTGTGATTTCCATTGCTTCCTGCTTGTTCCTCGGCCAACGAAACCGCCCGGCGCCGAGCCTCTTGTAGAGCAACAGGTATCCGTCTCCCTCAAACACGAGTCCCTTAATGCGGTCGGACCTTGTGCCACAGAACAGGAAAAGCACGTCTTTCTCGCAAGCGCTCATGTTGAATTGCTCCTGTACGATGGCGGCAAGACCGTCGATGCCCCTGCGGAGGTCTGTCTGTCCGCACGCTATGACGATCCGCTTGAACCCCTTGGCGTCGTTAAGCATCGGACATCAGCTCCTTCAGCTGTCGCATCAGCCTTGGTGAGACAGAGTTTGACAGTTCCATTTCAAGTCTGCCGACGCGGATCACCGCCGTTGCGTGAAACCTTTCCAGATCAGGCTGGATTGCTGAAGCGGCGAACGTTGGCTTCGCCACAGCAAGTTCAGCCAATACGGGCTGCTGCGCCGCCGGGGGTTCCGCCTGCGATGTAGGGGCGAGTGCTTCCGGCTTTCTTCCGGAACCGTTCTTGATCCTGCCAAAAATCTCGCGTTCCCAGCGGTAATACGTTGATGGATCACGTCCGTTTTCTGCGCACCATCGTTTTACCGGTAGACCGCTGGAACGGCATTGCGCAATCAGCATTTTCCATTCGGCAAGCCGCGCCTGATGCTTGGCGTCGTTCACGTTCATCCAGAGCCCTCCTCAACCGTATTGCGGAAAGTGGTGCCAATTAGTAACACTTGGTGATAATTCTCACCACTTTATGCAACTCGATTATGGCATAACGCCCTGGCCCTGTAAATGGGACGACTTATTTACCGTTTACG